TGCTACAAAACCAGCGTCTGTATTGTCGGTGTAAGCCTGAATAGCGGTACTTAATTCAGTGTAATTCATGTGATGCTCGTTTTGACTGTTCCAAGAATCGCTGCAGCGACCAATGGTTTGGCATAAGGCATCGGCATCATTCCGATACTTGCAAATGAAGTATCAGCCGTGAACCCGACGTAGACGGTAACCCCAAGTCTACTCTCTGGGCGAGGTTGTTGCAAGGCCTGAGGCTCATTTATTGAGCGCTTTGGCTCCAACTGTGGGTGCTTTGGCTCATAACACTCAGGACAAACCTTAAAACCAGTCCACTCTTTAATAAGACGGTTTAACTTGTACCGTTGACCGCACCTGTCACACAGCGCAATTGCAAATTTGCCTGATGCATAGGCCATAGCTTACCTCTGAGTATAGGTAGGCACCACAAAGAAGCCTGATCGCTCGCGGTCTTCCGCTGCCGCACGTGCAAACTCTTCTTCATACATCTGCTTGAGCAATATAACACGATCAGGAGCTTTTTTGACTGACAAATAATAAGCCAGTCCAGCCACTAAACAAGGCAGGAAGCGGAAAGAGATGTCTGCAGTATTTGTAAATCCACCTGCATCGTCCATGCGCCGAATGGCGTAATAAACAAATGTCCAAGTCTGCGTGGCATCGGGAGAAGGATACAAAAATACTTTAGCCGGCACAGTCCGTTGAATGTAGTACTGCGCAGGGCGAGACTGGGTCAATTTATTAGGGACATGCAGCCACTCTGCGCGGCCTATACGATCAATCGTGATGTCCTGCTGGGTAGACTGGCCTGCATTGGTCCGAATGACGGCTGAGAGGCCATCAATCGTATCCGTAGGGAGGTCATACTCATACACACCGGGTGTCAAAACCTGTTGGCGCTGCTCAATTGTCCAAAGATTTAACCCCCGATTAGCCCATTCTGCAAAAATTAAATTTATAGAACGAAGCGCTGTTTTCATGTCGTAACCATCACGCACTTCAATGCCGCAGCGCTCATACGCCTCAGTTATGAGGTCGTCAAACTGCAGATCAAAGTTGGATACGCCAGAAACAGCCATATCAATAGATCATTGCTGTGCGTGCACGAGCTGCACCAACGCCACGAACGGCAACTTTATCGCCTTCTAATTTCTTGACGTTTTGATTAAGGGTTTTCCCTTGTGACTGACCCATGCCAGCAACCATGCCACCTTTGGCATAGCCTTGCTTTTTGTCCATGGCCATATCGGCTTTAGAGCCTTCTTTTACGCCCTTTTTCTCGACATCTTTACCAGACTTTTCAAACATTTTCATCTTTGCCATGGCTTCACCACCTTTTCTGAACTTTTTGCCTTTACTGGCTTCACTAAAATCCATCGCCACAGACTGTGGGATGCCTACTTTTTTGGCAAATGCAGGACTGTGTGCCGCTGCATCCATGAACCTTTTTTGTTTCTTACTGACTACGGGCATTTGTTGCTCCCATTAAACGGTCTAATTTTTCGTCCAACCTATCTAGTCTATCCAAAACACGGTTGATATCCGCATGGACCTCAGCTTTGGTCACGTATTCTTTGGCAATTTCTTCGCGGGTACGATTAATCAAAATCTGAAGACGACTAATCTCTTCGGATTTATCCTTTAAAACCCACCCAACAACTCCTAAAAGTGCTGTCAGGACAATATTCCATAACATCAATTCCATTTCAGCACTTCCATTTCCGTAAGCTTTTATTAATTCTGCTATCTGGATCTTTGGCGGTCTTCTCGCTGGTCAGCTTCTTTTTCATGCCTTCCATCCTCGCACAAAAAGAGTCCTTGCGGGAGCCGCCTTCCGGCTGGGGAGGTTTCAAATTCATGCCTTGCTTTTTGGCGGAGGCGCGCCCCTTGGCGTTCAAACCGCCAGTTGGGCTTTTCCCTTCTTTCCTCTGCCATGCGGGAGACTTAGCCATTTCAATACAGTTTGCAGGGCTTATTACGTGCTTCACCAACACCACGAGGTGTAGTGGAACCAGAAGGAGCCACAGTTTTACGTGCGGTCTGCTTAGCGCCACCTTTGCTCATGTCTTGCTTCTGTGCACCGGGCTGAACTTCGCCTTGGTACTGATCATCTGCCATTTTTGCTGCTCGTCCCATTTTGGACTCCTTATCCGTAGAAGATGTTTACTGCTGCTATATTAGACGTTTGGACATATACCCCATTAAATGCTACTACACCATCACCCGGGATAAGGCTGACGTTGTTGTATGTATCGCCTGCGGAGATATCAAAGGTCATCAACCAACGGGCTGCATATACCATTGAGGCTCCCGCAGTAATAGAGCCTGAGTTGATATCAGTAATGGTAAAAGTATTTGCATTTGTAACCGTAACTGTGTAGTTACCATTTGTGGCCGTTCCACCTGTCCCAGTACCAAAATCTACCCCAATTGCATCCCCTGTGGATAACCCATGTCCCGTAGAACTAACGGTTACTGTAGTGCCTGACCTACCATAGGTCGCAGTAGTAACAGGAGCAATTGAGGTATCAAATAACGAAACATATCCTGCAGTCGCGCTACCTGTAAATGAAATTGCCTTGACACGGGATCTCCCCTGCACAAGAAACCCCGTACCGTTTATATGTGCCTGTTTTACGTCATATTGAAACATAATTAATCTCCCTTAAGTTGGGGGCCATGGGCCCCCTTGAGTTAATTAGGAATCTGCGAATGGCGTAGCCACGGTGCCAGTACCAAGGATCACGCCAGTAACCACATATTTCAATGCGGCAAGCGCGCGGATCTCAATCCAAGTGCCTGCAACGCCACCAGTGGTGCCGCCGTTCAAGTTGATGAAGTCGTTGGAAGCAGCGGCTGTGAAACCAACCATAGCGCCAGAAGAATCTGTGTCAACAGACAACAAAGAACCGACAAATTTGTCAGTACCATCAGTGCCAATTTTAACAGAGCTGGTAGCAATCGTTGTAGGAACCCAAATGCTATACAACACGCCCAAATTATTGGCGGTATTGTAGTCTTGACCGGGGCCAGAAGAAACGCCATTAGCAACAGTGCTAATTGTGGGCAAAGTGATAACGAGGTTAGAAGCCAAAGTGCCACCAACGCTCAAAATGCGACCACCATGAGAGATGGGATCCAAGGTTGTGCTGGCGGTGAGTGCAATCACTGCGCCATTACCTTGCTGATACATACCGCCCATTGATCGCAGTGGGCCACTAAATGTTGTGCGTGCCATGATTTTTCCTTACATACAAGTTAGGCGCATTAGTCTGTATGTCGTCAGCCGGGACTGTCTAATGCACCGGATAACCCCGGATTACCTTGTTTATATCATGTGTTTTTTAACTTTGCAACCTTTATTTTCTTGTCATAAATCTTTTGCACAATAGGTGCATGAAATATCAAATTGCCCGTGTTGATACAAGTTTGCCCGAAGTGGTAAAGCTTCTCAAGTCGTTGCAAAAAACATGTCTTCCTGATTGTCCCCTATATGAAATTACAAAAAATGGCTACTGGTTCATTGCTTACTCAGAAACTGGTGAGGCAGCTGGCTTCGCTGGCCTTGTTTCCTCTAGTCGTTGGAGCGACTGCATGTATATGTGTCGTGCGGGTGTTACACGACCTCATCAGGGACAGGGCCTCCAGAAGCGGCTTATCCGACAGCGTATTAAAGTGGCCAAAGCACTAGGTATGAATTGGGTAGTGACCGACACTAATTACAACACCCCTTCCGCCAACAATTTAATAGCCACAGGATTTAAATTGTTTGAGCCGTCAGAACCTTGGGGTTTTAAAACGGCTTTGTACTGGAAGTATCGGATCAAACATGCCATATAAAGACCCCGAAGTTCGCAAGCAAAAAAACAAACAGTACCAAAGTACGTACTACGAGAAGAACAAAGCTAATGTAATTGCAAAAACAAAAAAATCAGTCAAGAAATATAAGGACCAGTGGCGTGAATACAAAGCCACCTTGTCCTGCATAAAGTGCGGAGAAACCCATCCAGCTACCTTTGATTTTCATCATATAGACAGTAGCACCAAAGAGGTTTCGGTGAATCGACTAGTTAAATACCGCGCGTTCAAGCGGGCTATGGAAGAAGTTAAAAAGTGCCTTGTACTATGCGCTAACTGCCACCGCATACACCATCACGAAGAGCGTGAAAACAAAAAGGCTAAGAAAAAGGGGGCCGGAGCCCCCTGATATCTCAAAGATATCACTCTTTAGCTTCAGCAGCGGCTTCAGCAACTTCACCTTCAAGTTCTTCTTCAGTATCTTCTTCATCTTCAAACAACTCTTCATCGTCAGGCAGCGCTACGTATTCAACTGCCCAACCGTATTGTTCTTGGAATTCTACGAACTCTTGGAAGATGTTGATGATGTCGAAATCGTGTGTCTCGATGATGATTTTGCTGTTTTGCAGCCAACCAAATTCCATTTCAAATTTCATGATGTGCCCCTAAGTTAATGCAATCACCGCGACTGCAGATCAATAGTAGTTTAACTTTATGACAATAAAAAGGCCACCCGAAGGTGGCCTTTAGTACGCAATTTGCGTATGGATTAGGCGCCGGGCGAACCGTAAGCACCACGTGGGTCAGACCAGCCAAAGCTGTAACGCTCACGAGCCTTGTAACGAACGTTACCAGTGTCAAAGTCGCCTTCAAAAGCGGTTTTGATAGGTGAACGCTCAAACATTTTCAAGCCGTTAGGCGCATCAGTAATGATGAACCAAGCATTGATGTCGGTCAGGTAGTGATTGACGGTGTAGCCTTCTGGGAGCATGCCCATGGACTTAATCGCGTTCACGTCGTTGTCGGTTGTGCCAGTACGCAAAGTGCTCTTCATCAGGCGCTCTGCAGTGAACTG